ATTTCCACTTGTAGAGGGGCGTTTTCATCCCCTTTACGTCCTCCACGATCCGCTCGGAACCGCGAAAATACACGAAGTCGGCCACATAGCAGCCGATCCGCTGCCCATCGACCTCCAATGGGAACCGCACCTGTCGCTCCAGTCCCGTAATGCGGCCAGCCTTGGCCAGCAGCTGGAGGTCGAGCCACCGCTTGCCCTCGGCCTTGGAGTCAAACTTGATGCCATCGACCTCGACGCGGCAGTTCCCGTACTTGGTGGCGTAGCGCCGGCGGCTTTTAGCTCTCACACCCATGCCATATCTCCCATTGACATGCGCTCGCCGGCAACCGGGAAGACCTCGGCCACGTAATAGCCCAGCGCGTCGGATATATGCGTCAGGTTGGGGTCGCTCTTCTTGTCGATCTCACCCGCGCCACCCTCCAGCAGCCGCACACCCTCCAGATCTCGGACTACGTGGGGCGCTGCGCCGGGGTCGATCATCATCCGCACCACCTCGTCACCGCTCATCAGCCGCGTATTGACCGCATTTACACGGCTTCGCTGACTTGGGTTGGCTTTCGGGTGCCGTATCGAGAGCCGGCCGGGGAACACTTGCCGCAGCTGCTGCTCCACCAGCTCCCAATCGCTCCCCTCGGTCTGCGCTGACCCCCGCGCTCCTCCCGCAGCATCCCCGTGGCATATCACCACGCCTCGATGCTCGCCCCAATCCGCGGCCAGCTTGGCCACTACTGCCGGCGTGTTGCTGTGCTGTGGTATCCATACCTCGCCTATAACCCCAGTTCCGCGCTGTCCGTTGGGCAGCTCCATCTCTTGGCAGACGGCTGCGACCCCCGGCGATACGTTAAAATCAAAGCAGAAATACAGGTCGCTATCAGCATCATACTGGCTCCGAATCGCAGCGCAGTGCGTCTCTTCGTTGAACGGGTAGTAAGCACGCCCCGAAAAGTTGACAAACGATGCCTCATACTCTTGGCTGTAGACCAGCGGGTCCAGATCGCGCCTTGCGGCCGCTATCTCGGCCTCTGGCAGTATGTCGGCCGATGTCCACGTATAGGCTCCCCATTCGCTTGCTTGACCCCTCTCGGCCATCTCAGCGCGTGCAAAGCGCCAGAGGTCGTAGTAGTGGTTCCGTCCCTCTGGCACCCCGATCATCAAGCACCAGCCCAGCCGATCCGATAGCGCCGGCCGCACATGCGCTTGCCACGCCCCCGGCTTCATATTCGCATACTCGTCCAGCACCCCGCCATCCCACGGTGACCCCTCGATGCGCTCGGGCTTGTCCATCCCGACCACGCATATCGACGCTCCATTGACCAGCTCGATCACCAGCTCGGTCTCGGACGGCTTGCCCTTGATGAACCGCGCCGGCACCAGCCGCTTGAGGTCATCCCAATAGATCCGCTTCGCCTGATCCCGCGTCGGAGCTGCGGCGAAATACCGCGGCCGGCCATAGATGCTGCCGGCCAGCGCTCGGACCACCAGCTTGCGTTTGGCCAGCTCGGTCTTGCCGCTGCGCCGGCCAGCTGGGTTGACCACGAACCGGCAGTTGCTCTGATAGCACTCCCGCTGCACCGCGTGCGGCTTGAGAGCCGTCCAGCGCTCACTTAGCTGCGTCATCGGCCTCGGTCTTGGCATTCATTGCGGACATCGCGGCCTGTATTTCCATTGCAAACTCGTCGGGGGACCCCAGATCTGTCGTGGCCAGCAGCTCGGCGCGGGTCCGTTCCAGCGTGCCGATGCGGCCCAGTAGCCGCTCGATGATCGCATTGTAGTCCGTGCGAGTCCGCTCAACCTCGTTTAGCTGCTCGGATTCGGCGTATTTGCCCCGCTTGCCGCTCTTTTGGCTCTGTTTTATGCCCGTTACCACCATCCCGGCGCGGTTGTTCGGGTCATCGGGAGCCTCATCGACCAACTCTTTGGCTTTTAAAGCTCGCAGCAGCTGGATGCGGCACATCCGCAGCTCGGCATCTACGCCACCGATGGGGATGTTGTCGTATAGCTCCAGCTCCTCGTCGCTCAAAACCTGTGCATAGATGCCGTGAGTGCGGCGGCTTTTGCCCCCGTGCAGCCGGCAGCGGCCCACGGATCGGATCGCCAGACGCTTGCACGGCTGGCCTTTGCGGGTAGTCGCTCCGCAGTATAGCCTTCGGGTGGGGTGTCCCAGATCGCCCCGGTCTATTTTTTTAGGCATAGCGCACCTCGTTCTCTTCTTCCAGTGGCACCGGGGGGCTTGTTCGATACTCGATCCGCAGCAGATCTCCCGGCACGCAGTGGAACAGCTCGCACAATTTGGCAATGTTGCCAAGTGACGGAGCGATTCTCCTTTTGCTGATCTTGTACATATGCGACCTATGTATGCCTACTGCTTTGGCCAGCTTATCCCTCGACGTTATGCCGTGTATTCGCATTAGTCGCTCCACGGCTGGCCAAAACAGCACGACCTCGACCATAAACGGCCACTCTGATGGTGGATCAGCTGGCCGCAGCCAGTCTATAACGTGGTTTTCCATTCTCCCCTCGGGAGTAGATCCACCGCGTTTTTTGCATATTCCCCGGTAGGAACAGGATCTCTCCCGGCTGGCATCCCAGCACGCGGCACAGGCTGGCCAGATTTCTATGATTTGGCAGCGACTTACCTTGTCTTATCCGACACAGCGAGGCGTAGTGCATCCCTATAGCATCAGCCAGTTTTACCATGTCGGGGCGCTTTTCTCCCATTGCCTTACCATATCGCAGCAGATACAGCCGGCGAACAGCTTGCCAATCAAGGCGCAGTGGCAGCGTTTTAGCGCAACTAATCATGCCGGCTCGCGGGGGTCATCGGATACCATGCGGGTATTCCTCCCGGCGCTCTCCTCGCACCGCAAGCCGGCGTGTAGGTAGGCAGATGCGGGACACGCTCTTGGATTACCTTGCCGCCGCAAGTTCCGTCCTCGTTGGCGCGAGGGTGCCGATGCGTAGTATTCACAGTACCACGCGCACGATAAGAGTCGTTGACGCGCACGGAGAGAATGCGACTCTCCATGTTGCCCCAGCTGCTTCCGAGGTCAGGTGGCCGCGAGCTGTGGGTGGAGTCACGCTTGATCGCGCATCTGCTGGTCATTTACGTTTCTTTTTGTATCCGCTGGCGTTACGCATCCGTGCAGACGCATCCGCGGCTTTTTTGGTAGTAGCTGTTCCCTCGATCTTGCCTGTGTTTTTATTGACGATCTTCCACGGGCGCTTTCCGGTGCCTTTTTTGACGGTGACGGGCATCGTATCCTCCTCAGCTGAAATTGACCGCGGGAGCCAGCACGATCTCTTTGCTGGTGGTGTCGAAGGTGGCTCCGGTGCTTTCCAGTGTGGCCTCTTTGCCGGCGTAGTCTTGCCAGCGCTTGACGATCACATCGCAGTATTTGGGTTCGATCTCGGCCATCAGGCAGCGCTTGTTCTGCTTTTCTGCGGCGATCAGGGTTGATCCGCTGCCTCCGAAGCAGTCCAGCACGGTCTCGATGTCGTGGTTGCTTATCGCTCGCTCGGCCAGCTCGACGGGTTTCTGGGTGGGGTGGTAGTCGTTTTTCGCGTCTCTCTTCAGTTCCCAGACAGTGTTCTCGGTGGTCGGGCCGGCCCAGCGCAGGGTGGAGCCTTTGGGTTTGAAATACAGGCACGGCTCAAAGCGGTTTTTATAGTTGGCGCTGATGGCGGGGTAGGTGGCGTTGGTTTTGTGCCAGATGATGAGCGCGGAGATGTCTCCCTCGTTGGCTTCTACGGCGCTGTAGGCATTCCCCCCGGCCATATTGGCAAACCAGACATAGCAGGGACCATCGACGTAGTTGAGTGCGATGGGCATAAACTCGCGGTAGATGTCGGAGTCATCGCCGGCCAGCTTGTCTCGGGGTCTCCGCTTGTCAAAGTCCTCGCTGTGGATCTGGCCCCCTTCGTAGTCCACGCCATAGGGGGGATCGGTGAAGAGCATGTCGGCGTGATATTTGTAGTCGCTTTCCTCGGAGAACAGACGCTCCATATCATCCGTTCGGGTCGAGCTGCCGCAGATCAGCCGGTGGTTTCCCAGCAGCCAGATGTCTCCCGGCTGGGTGATGGGATCGTCGGGGATCTCGGGAACCTCATCTTCGTCGGTTTCGCCGGCCAGCTCATGGGGGTCGGCGTAGAAATCCAGCAGAAACTGCTCATAGTCGAAGTTGGGGAGGTCAATGCTGGGCATATCCATCAGGTCGATCTGGTAGTGCGCGGCCATCTCGGCCAGCCCTTGAGCATCGACGCGGCCATAGCTTGAGGCTATCGCCAGCAGCGTCCGTGCGGCTTCCTGTTCGTCCTTGGCCTTGATCTTGACTACTGGCACGCCTCCATCGATCTCCCAGCCCTCGCGCTCTATGACGCGCAGCCGCTGGTGTCCATCGAGGATTTTGTTTTGCCAGACGAAGATGGGCGCGACAAAACCCTCGGTTTTGATGGAATCCCTGAGCTGGGCGTAGCTCTCCTCGGATAAGTTTTTGAGATTCCGCTGAAACGGCTCCAGCTCCACAACCGGCATCCGTTCGCAGTTATCGACCTTGACTTCGATCATGCGGCGAGCCTCTTGGCCATCTGTTCTTTGACCACCGCGTGGGTGATCATGCTGGCGTAGTCGTGGGGAAACTCTTCGGAGTCCATCCACGCTCGATGCTGTGCGTAATCCTTGAATGCGGGTTCGGTGATGATGGCGGGGCAGCTGGTGCGATCCAAGAACCAGAGCTTGTTGCGGCCCATCTCAGACTTGGACTTCGCGCCCATATTGCGCCACGGGAGCATGTCGTGGCTGGCGCTGATCGCTTCGGCCCAGCGCTTGCCGGCTGGTGAGTGAGTGCGTTTGACCGGATCGTCCCAATACAGCACGCAGCTGTAGTTGCCGCCACCGGCGTTGAGGTGCAGCTCGATGGCCAGATCGAGATTAGAGCGGTTGAACAGATCCGTCTTGTTGCGGAGCGCTACATCGTTGTGGCGTTCGTAGGTGGGAGCGGCCGGCCTGATGACCTGATGGCCGGCGAGGCGCAACTGTTCGGTGAGTATCTCCACTGCGAGGATGCAGCGGCCCCACTCGTAGACTTGGCTGTCGGTGGCATTTTTGCTATGCCCCGCAGCAATCCCGATACGCATGTCCCTGATCCTTGTTAATCGAGGCTGGTCCCTCGTATATGAGGATCGGCGCGGCACGGAATGTTTGTCAAGGGCAAAAAAAAGGGGCCAGCCCGAAAGCCAGCCCCTTCTCCCCACACCTCGTCTTGCTACGCTGCCATCTCGGCCTCGGCTTCGGCCTTGACGTTGTCGTGGTGGTCGGCTTCGGCCTCGTCGTAGATGTCGCGCTGGTGATCCTCGTAGATCGCATCGCTGTGCGCCATCTCGATGCACAGCTGCTCCAATCGCTCGGTCATCCGATCCCCCAGCAGACAGCCGGTGTTGCGGACATCGTGCAGCCGCAGACCAGCCGCATCGATCTTCTTCTGGAGCCGCTTCTCGGCCACGTAAAAGGTGTCGCGGCCGGTCAGGTGCCGATACAACTCCTTGCCCGAAAACGGCATCTGTGGCGAAGCGCAATCTACGATCTGGCCGGCGAGTGCCGCCTGTTCTCGCGGTGTCACCCCGGAGCGTGTGACGATCTCGGACATCGACTGGCCGGCCTCGGCCATCTTGATCGAGATCTCTGCCTGTGCCAGATCCATGATCGCACCGATAGCCTTGCCGCGGACCATTGCCCCGTATACTCCACGCTCATGCGATTTGACCAGCTCGTCTCGCATCTCGGCCAGCGTGTCCGTCAGCCGTGTCGCTGATAGGGTGTTGTTCGCGCTGATAGCTATGGCCAGATCGCGCATCGCGGCCATCGTACTGAGCTGGAGATCGAGCTTGTCCACTACTGTCGTGTAGCAGACGTTTGCGCCATCCCCCGACAGCGCAAATGTCCAATCACCCGGCTCAACGTCGAGCGTGGTGCGCCTCATCGTCAGCGTCAGCTGCTCGCAGTAGCTGTGGGTCACGCAGCGGCCGGCTACGGTAGCGACATCATCATCGACCACGACCTCTGCCGACTCGGACGGATTCGCCGGCAGATCGGCGGGGGTCAGGTGATCCAGATACAGCGCTTTGACCTCGATGGTCTGCCGGCCAGCGGAAGCGGTCAGCCTCACCCAGACGGGAATGTCTGCTTGCAGATGGTGCATCACGCCGGCGTACGCGGCCACGGCTCCGTGGGTCTGCGGGGCGATTTCGATCTGCGTCAGGTCCAGCTTTGCGTCTGCGATCATCGTGTAGGTAGTCACTCCACTGCTGTCTGGAAGGCGATTGTCTGCGATCATCGTGTTAGTAGTATCGAGCAGTTGCATGGCGGCTCTCCTTGATAGGTGGGTGGATTAAAGTCCGAGGCGTTTCTCTGCCCAATCGATAAATTCTTTTAGCTGGCCAATGCTCCACCAGTATCCCCGCGAATCATATATCGCGCCATCCAATGATGCGGTGTCAAAGTAATCGCAAGCTGCGTTTGCGTACTGGCTGGCCAAGTCCGCGATCTCTTCATTGTCCTCAATCACCTCAAGACGATCTCGTAAGTTTTCTACGAGTTTTTGCTGCGCTTTTTTAGTCTCTGCGTAAGTCATGGCGGCTCTCCTTGATAGGTGGTGGGCGAGGCCGAAGCCCCGCCCCTGCGATTTAGTTGATGGTCAGAGTGATGGTCCCGGTGGCCGAGGCTACGACTTCGCCCTTATCGGAGCCGGTGTTGCGGATGATCTGGAGCGTGTCGATCTCGCCCATCTCTGGGCCGTAGACTTCCAGCATCTCGGCGGCTACTGCGTCCGTGGGCTTGCCGTGACGCTTGTAGTCGTAGATCAAGTCAGTGGGGAAGTGGCCGGGGCTGCGGATCTCGACGTAGTAGGCGGGGGTCTTGTCTTTCATGGCGGCTCTCCTTGCTTGGTGTGTGTTCCGTCTCTCAACTGACCTTAATATAGCGATGATCGCTACTATATGCAAGTTCTTTTTTGCCCCCAATCAAACTTTTTTTACGCCAGCACCGGCTCCGAGAAAATCACCACAGGCCCGACCAGCGTTGGCATGTAGCTGGCCGTTGCCTCGATGCGATCCAGCGCCCTGTTGTTGACCGTCAACTGTTTCCGCTCTCCGTCCTCGTCGCAGATCATCTCGGTAGCTCGGCCGGCCACGCGGACCTTGACCAGCTCGATGTAGCCGCCTACCAGCTGCTGCAATTCCTCCAGCGCGGGGCATTCGGTGATCGTCCGTTCTTCGATCTCGCCGGCACCGTCTGCCGGGATGATTGTCATCGTGATTTTTTTGGCCATAGTGTCCTCGGTTTGGTAGGGGATCGAGCTGACAGTTGAAGCCGCCAGCCCGATCCCGATGGATTAGATCAATGGTGCCAGTGCGATGCCGATGCCGATGCCGGCCGCAGCGGCCGCGGTAGCTATTGCCGCGATTCGGCCGCGATGACTCGGTGCCGGGGTACCGCTGTCCCTGTAGCTGCGGAACATATCATCGAAGACCTCGTACTGCCGGCGATTCTCGTCAATCGCTGTCTGGCGAAACTCGGCCGCGACATCGGGAGAGCAACGCAGCGTCAGCCGTTCGTGCGGCTGGCGCTTCTCGGCCTCGTAGACCTCGTCGCGTGTCTGCGCCGGCTGCTCCACCGGCTCCTGTTCCACCGTCTGTTCGGCCGGCGCTGGCGCGGTGAGTCGCTCCAGCATCTCGGGCGGCAGCTCATCGTGCTGGCTGACATGCGCTGCCAGATCCCTGATCCGCTCCCGCAGATGCCGCGTGTTGCCGTAGTTCCGCGGCTTTTTGGGGATGGCGCTCACGCCGCGCTCAAGATTGCAGTAGTGGCCGGTTGAGATCTCCAGCGCCAAAGCCATCTCGCGCATATTGAATTTGAGGTACGTCCGTAGGTCTTTGAGCAAACCCGCGCTGGGCTTGATCCGTTCGCGGTGGAAGCCCTCGGCCGGCTCGTCAAGAATTTTTACGACCTCGACGGGCGAAACCGGGGATGGGGGTACAGCGTGCTGCGGCTCGGCACCGCTCCACTTTCGCTTGCTTTGATCTGCCATAATGGTCATACATCTCTCCTGATCGGATTGGATTTGAAGGGCGGGGGCCGAAGCCCCCGCCCATTGGCGCACTTATCTACTGCTCGTCTCCATATTCTACATGGTGCTTCGTTTGCAGTGCCTCCCTGCCCTGCGCGGCCCACAGGTCGGACGTTGCGTCAAAATCGATCTGCCACCGCTCGACCCGACAATACTCTCGGTCAACGAGCCACTCTCCGACGCAACAGGAACCGTTTGCGCTTGCTTTCATTCCAAACGTATCCCCCGCGAGTCGAAACCTCATGTCTCCACCGCAATCCTCTGCGTTGAAGTGGTCGGTAGACATCATCACGATGTCACCGGGTACAAAGTCCAAACGTAAAAGATCCATTTACATCTCCCTGATCGGTGTTTTAGTGGAGCAGGGGCCGAAGCCCCTGCCGGCTGGTGCTGCGATGCCTACGCTCCTTTCTGGGCATCGTCATCGAGGAAGGGGTCCAGTAGATCGTCCATCGAGTGAGTCGGCTCATCTGGCTGCGCCTCGACCTTTTCGGCCTCGATCTCTTCCGCGATCTGCGGTTCGCTCTGCTGCTGGCCCAGCAAAGCCGCGGTGGCCTGTGCGACTACGGCCGCGGCCTGTATCTCGGTGTCCGCGTAGCCCCGCATCTTCTGGCCATCCAGCTCGACCATCACGAAGAGCTTGGCGTTGTACTTCTCTTTTTCGTTGGGGCGAATCGTGACGGTGAGTTGAGTTTTCTGGTCGATCATGGCGGCTCTCCTTGTGGGTGTGTGCTGCGTTTTTCAATCTACCTCAAATATATAGCGTTCATCGCTACTTGTCAAGTTCTTTTTTAACTCAAATTCTCGACTACGACGATTTTATTGCCCTCGGCCCTCGCCGTATCGATGGCGCAGCGGAGGAAGAAATCTCCCTTCGGCGCTGCGTAGTAGCTGGCTGAATAATCGGCGCACCAGCGCTGCGTGTCCTCCGACATCTGTTCCCAGCTCGGCCGGCTGTCTCCATACATGCTTTTGTCGATGTGATACTGAGAGACGACTTTGACCTCGTCCGTCGAGCCGGTGCAAGCCGGCAGATCGTTGGGATGGGGTAGGGACTTGTTGAGCATGGCGGCTCTCCTTGGCTTGGGGTGGGCGAGGCCGAAGCCCCGCCCGAGGTTGGGTGCTTAGAAGTAGTCCTCGACGTTCCAGCAAGCGGTGCCGGTGCCGTGGTTGACGTTGTAGTGGCCATCGTTCGATGTGGTCACCCGCTTGTAGACCTCGCGGCGTACCGCGGGACCAGCCGTTGTGCGCTCTTTCCACATCTTGAAAGCCGGGGTGGGATTGAGTTCGTAGACCTTGATGATATCCTTCACTGCCTCGACTCCGCTTTCGATGAGTGTGCTTTCAGTGCGATGGCTCATTCTTGCTCTCCGTGTTTGGGTTGTTTACTTGTTGCTGATAATAATATAGCGATGAACGCTACTCTATGCAAGTTCTTTTTTTGGGATATCCGCACTTTTTTTCAAGAACCGAAAAACGGGAGCTATATAATTAATAACTAATTACTCTATTTATTCTTAATAAGATGGGCGAGAATGCAAAATCGCCACTCTGCAAGTGCCTGTTTATTTACGAGGTTACGAAACGAAAATGTATGGGCGAAAAATCGATTTGATGGGCAGCTTTTGGATTTGGCCACTTCGCAAACTATTGTTTTTACGGCCAGTTACGAGGCAAAATTGGATGGGCAGCTTTTGAGCTTAACGAAAAAATGTTAAGTTGACCACTGCCCACATGTATAGTATATTGACGGTGTCAAAACGGGTGTCAAAACGGTTGTAATTTGGTGCGGAAGCTTTTTTCTTGCGCTCTGGAGCGATCATCGCTACGTTTAGGGGTAACCCTAACCACGGAGAACAGAAAAATGCTACAACGCGACAATGGTATCACCAGCGCTCGACGCTCGGCCGCGGCATTTGTGGAGTTGATTGAGGAGCGCGTCAACCGCGGCGATACCGACATCGAGGCCAGCCGAGCGCTGCGATACGCAACGGGGATACTCGGAGACCTCGACGCTGCTCTGGCCGAACAATCCGACAAGGCCGCACCGGTCTACTACAGCACCAGCGACATCGCCGCGCAGCTCGATTGCTCGGTAGCGTGGATCAGGAGGCTGGCAGACCGAGAACAGATCGGGGTCAAGCGTGCAACCGGGGGGCAGGGGAGTCGGACATACAGCCGCGAGGATTTGGCCAAATTCAAGGAGTTGATCGCCAGTGGCAAGCGAGGCCGGCCAGTGACAGAGTAAGCCCTACAACCCTACACATGGAGTGGCAGCGCCGTGAACCATATCGGGACAAACATCACCGTGGCAATGGCATCGGCAAATATGTCCTTGCGAGAGTTGGCCAGCCGTAGCGGCGTGAGCCGCCGCGCCATCTCTCGCATGATTTCGGGCGAGGCTGATGCGCGATGGTCAGCGCTGGAACGTATAGCAAGCGAGCTGCGGATCACCACGCAAGATCTTGTATCTCCGACAATACCCGCACCACAGACATATACCGGAGTCGAGGTCATCGATACTGCGGTCATCGCCACGCTGCAATGCGAGATACGCCCCGAGGGCGTAGATGCCGCCAGCCAATATATCTCGCCGAACTATCGCTGCTCGTCCACGCAGTACGACAAAAACGACAGGACCATACCGGTAGACGCAGTGGATAGATGGCCGGTGGGAGCAGAGGTGGAAGCCTCTATTGCAGCCAACACTGAGATTGAAAACTGGGGTCGTCTGAGCGATGCAATGCGCGACAGCGACATCGACCTTCTCGGCTTGAGCTGGGAAGAAGAAAATCGCGCAAATGCCGCATGGAAGCGAGACAATCCGTACCACAATCGGCATTTGGATATTACTCATATTTTTGTGCAAGGGGCGCGGCGAGTTGTTGCGCTGACAACGATGACAGAGACGCGGGTTACAGATTTGGAGAGCGACACAATACCCGATTACGTCGAACACAGTGGTCTGCTATTGGAGCGCACCGTGTCCAGTATTGTCTCTCTCCAGCCTATGTGGCCACTGCGCTCAGACGAGCCGCCGCTCTGGATACGGAAATTTTGGAACGCGTACGAAATCTCCGAGAAGCATCGAATCCTCGGTCATGGCGATAAAAATATTTCTGCGGGATCTGGTGAGCGATCCACTCCGATTGCGCTAAAAGATGCCGGTGGGGCGCTTTTGGACGATAATGCCCCGCTAACTCACAAAAATTGGAAGAAATAAGCATAGTGCGGGTCCAAAAGCGCCACACCCCCCCCGCGGTTGCATAAATACCGTAACTGCAAGCGGAAGAGTCATTTACGTACGAAATTTAAGTTGACACGGCTCGGCCCGTAGCATATATTTCATACTTGATTTAGTGGCGGGGCGTGGGTGACCAGACCTGCGCTTAATGCCAAAAAAAAGCCCCCGCAAGGGACCAGCCTCGCGGGAGCAAAGCACCAACCAATCCGATCAGGGACATGCCAGTGCTATTCTACGTTCTGTCTGCGCTATATCAGCGCGGTAGTATCCTATCGTCAGTGATCAGGTCGAGCAGTCGCGCAGCCGTGCGATTGACCGGCCGGCGATCCGATTCCCAAGCCCACAGCGTCCCGAGTGCGACCCCTATCTCTTGGGCGAGGTCTGCCTGTGTCCAGCCGCGGTCTGTTCTGAGCTGGCGCAGTGCGGTGCCGGTCCACTCTCGGTCTGTATCTGTCAGCAGCATAATACCATCAATATATAGCATTTATGCTTGTCGAACAAGCATAAATGCGCAATATGCCCTCAATGTGAGGGGTCGCGCAAAAAACCTGTTGACAAGAATAGCGTTCATCGCTATATTTAGGACAGAACAAAAAAGTGGCACCGAGGAGAGAGCCGCCAAGCAATACCCTCGGTGCCGGAAAGTAACACACCCTATCAAGGAGCGCGTTATGTATAACCTACCCGTGCCGCAGCGGAGTGTCAAGCACTGCCCCGCCTGTGGCGCAGCCGAGCGGATCGAGACAGGCGCGTGCAGCCAGTGCGATCTGCCCCTGATCCAGCCCACAGACTTACACAAGCATCTGGCCGCTGCCGAGGGTCGCACCGAGCTGCATCAGCAGCTGGAGCGTGCCGTATGAGCCGCCACAGCCGCGATCTATTCGACAGGATCGAGCCGGTCATGCGTATCGCTGTAGCCATCAGCGCCGGCTATCTGGCGATCAGAATAATACCATACGTCCTCACCGAACTCACCAAATAAGGAGCCGCAAAATGCCAGTAAACATCCACGGGAAACAGTATCTGCCCGTCGCAGAGCGCATGGAGATGATCAAGACCGAGATCGGCATCGCCAACTACTCCGTGCAGAGCGAGGTGCTGCACCACGACTCGGAGCGAGTGATCGTCAGGGTCGAGCTGCACATCGACCACGGGAACGGGATACAGCGCTATGTCGGCCACGCCGAGGAGTATAGAGCCGCCTCAAAGATCAACAAGACCAGCGCTCTGGAAAATGCGGAGACATCCGCACTTGGTCGCGCTCTGGCATTTGCTGGCTGGGCCGGTGACGAGATCGCCTCGGCCGACGAACTGGCCGCGGTCATCCAGCAGCAGCCCCAGCAGCAGAACCAACAGCAGCAGCCGGCACAGCAGCAGCCCCAGAGCCAGCCCCAGCAGCAGCAGAGTCAGCAGCAGCAGCCGGCAGCGCAGCAGCAGAACGGCAAGAGGAAATTCACCGGAGACGTAGATCGGGACATCTGGGGCAAGGCCAAGGCGGCAGACGCTAAGGCTGCGTATGCGGTCCTCGACCAGATCGTGGAGAAGAGCAACGGAGAGATCGACAGGG